ATCAATCCACAGGTATCGCGGCGTATAGCGTTGACTGACGACGGGAACGAGGATGTGTTCCATGATGGCTTGAAAGTGAGATCCGCCATGTGCGCCACACGTAGGGGTCTCGCCTTGCCAGTTTGGGACGAGCCATGAGATGTCGGGAGTAAATGAGGGAGGAAGGGCGACCGGCGCTTGAATGGAGCCGAGTAAAAAGTCTCTTTTGTCTTTTGGTCGTTCTATAGCCCCTAACCGTGTGGGATCTTGCATTGTTTTAATTGTGATTGTTTATTGATATTTGTCGAGGATGCTCCCGTGGATAGCGTCTATCGGTTGTTGTATTTGATAATGAGTATCCAGCCGATGATTATGACGGCTACAGTCAATACGCCGATCGCGGACCATACCCAGCGCTCAATCAATCGAATCCGTAACTCGTGGTCGGTAATCTGCGTCTTGGTCGTATCCTTCATCTCCTGCATTGCCTCTTTTAGCACTTTTATATCGCCGCGCATGTCGAGGAGGATGTCGTGGTCTGATTCGGGTTTCATCATTGATGGTGTTATTGAGCGTCGGAAAGGATGTTTTCTCTTTGTGTGGTTCGCTCTTCGTTCATGCTTTTTATGCGAACTCAGTATTCTTTGCGACCATTGAATATCCTGCACCTCCCGCGCCGCCGCCAGCTGAACCGCCGCCGCCGTTCCCGCCGATTGCCGCGCCGCCGCCAGCTGAAAAATAACCCGAAGAAGCCGAAGAACCGCCCGTAGTAGTTATCGTTCCCGTATTTGCCGTGAGCGTGTTGTAGAGAATGACCACCGTTCCGCCCCCACCGGCGCCACCGTCGCCAGTCGCGTTTGTACCCGCAGCATTTATCGTTCCCGTGAAGTTCAATGCACCTGCGCTTTCGATATATAATGCTCCCGCTCCGCTCTTGCTTACCGATACAGAACCGCCGCCACCGCTTGCTCCGCAAATAAGGGGGATATATTTTGAACCGCTCAATGTCAGTCCCGATGATATGCTCGCCGCTGAAATAAAGATGCCCGCCCCTCCATTTGAACTTCCACCCGCAGCTCCTCCTCCTTGTGGCGTAACGACAAAATTGGAAGTTCCATAGTTGCCAGTTGTTTGTGCCGCAACCGATTGACCGCCCATTCCCACTGTGCTGATAAGTGCCGTGGCGGACGAGGTGAGGATAACATTCCCTTGGGATTTCAAAATGACGATAGTGCCATTCGTGTTCGGGTTGGAGAACGTGATATATCCCGTTCCCGTGATGCTGATGCTCGTGTAGTTTTTAATGACGACGGCAGCATTGCCGAGGTTGATATTCGTCGCACCGCTTGTGGCGGATAATGCGCCGTCCGCGCCGGTGCCGCCGAACTTGGCAGAAGCCACTGGATTACCGCCTACAAAAAGACCAATTCCCGCATAGATATTTTTCCCGTATATGTTATTCCATTCATAGCTCGATGAGCCGAGCGAGCGTGTGTCCGCCGCATCGGGAATAAGGTCATCGGGAATTGCGCCGAGCGTCGGTCCAGCGGTTACGGAAGGGCGTACGTCGTTCAAGATATATCCTTGACCGCTTTGCTGGTTCTCGTTATCGTAAAGCGCCGTTTCCGAGACGACGTTATAGAGTTCGCAGATGGCGAGCTTGTTTGCGGGATATGCCGGAGCGGACGGCGAGGCGTTTTCCGTTCCCGTCGTCCAAGCGAGCGTTCCGGATGTATCGATCGTGAGGACATCGATGCGGGGATTCGATACAGGACCGGCGGCGGTCGGAGTCGAGGCGCCGGTAAAGAGATAGCGCGTGCCGTTGATGTAATAGGTTCCATCTTCTACGTAGAGCTGCATGGTCTGCGCGGCCCATGTTCCACTCGTCACGGTGGTCGTGATGTTGAAGCTCGTAAGCGAGGCGCTGGCACCGTTCACGTTTTTGTTAGGCGAGAAAGGCACGATGTTCGTGCTCGATCCGGGCCATGCCCAGCCGACGTACTGAATGAGCGCTTGATTGGGACCGGAGAGTGCGATAAAAGTCGATGTGGTGAGATCCGGCCGGCGTAGCGCGGAGATGAGGTTCGTGACAAAGCCGAGCGCGGTGCCTGGCGCTTTCACGTCACCGGGATTCGTCGGTGTGCCAGTGACGGCCGTGAAGACGACGCTTGTCCCGTTGACGACAAAGGTGACAGTCTGTCCGCTCGTCGGTGTGGTGCCTAATGCGAGTGCCCCGAGCTGCTGATGCGCAAGAAGAAAACTTCCACCGCGCGCGTCGTCGCGCCGCGTGTTGTGATCGGTGGCAAGAATCGATTGAACGCCAAGAGGTCGTGACTTCATGTGATGGTGATGTCAATTTCTAGAGTCGTGTCCGTTCCGGCCGACTTTGAATACGGCGATGCAAAGAGCGCGTGGTTGAATAAATTTCCCGTACCGATGCTCGATGTACCGCCAATGAATGAACCGCATTCGTAATAGGTCCCATTCGCCAAGACGGCATCGGGAAAGAAGAACTGAAGCTGCGCAGTCTGAAACGCGAGGTCGGCAGCATAGGAGACTGGAGCGCGATTCGTCGGCGTTGTGAGGGCGGTATCAGAAGAAGCGGGAGACGTATTGCCGGTGCCGATCTCTCCCCACGCTATCCCCAGCGGAAAGCTGAAGGAGCCGTTGTACGCGCTCAAGAGATATTGCACGAGGATGTCGATGCCATAGCTAGATGAATCAACAATGAGGTTCTTCTGCTCTACCGCAACCTTCCCGCCGGCGAGGAGCTCGCGCGCGAGTTCGGGTTTTCCTAACTCAACGAGGCTCTGATAGAGATGGAGCGTACCTGCCGGATAGGAACGAATGATTATCTTGCCTGAAATTGATAATGCTTCCTTCTGGATCATTGATGATGGTGGGCTATATTAGCTTCATCTTAGCAAGCATAACAATTCTGTATATGTGCATAGTTTCTAGGAGTAGACCGCAAAGCCGTAGCGGGGTTGCGGAGTGGTGGCGCCGTACTTATAGGGTCGGGTGCCAGCGGTCGCGGTGACTGTATCGGCGATCGGTATTGTCTCAGCAACGGATACGAGGTTCTCGTTGACTGTGGAGTCATCCACCGTGGTCTGCGCGGCCTCTGTCTGGAGGATCATCGTCATAAGATCGGTGAACGTGACGGAGTCCGAGCCGATGCACTCCACTTGGTATTCGAGCATGCCGTTGGCTCCAGGTGCGTAGCCTGTCGCTTCAACGCGCTTGATGACGAGCTGCTTATTGATCCCGAACGCCGGCAGGTTGACCTTGATCGCCTGGCCGATCGCGCAACCGGGTACGAGCGTCTTGAACTTCACGTCATAGACCGGATGACCGAACTGGAGAATCTGTGCCTGCGCGCGGGCCTGCGCCTCGGGGACAGTGGTGATCTTCGAATCGACGATAACGCCCTGGATCTCGCCGTAGGTCGTAACGCTCGCGGCATTCGATGCATGGGCGACGATCGGTACTTTCGCGTTGCCATAGACTTTGACCGTATGGCCGGAACCGGGCGCGCCGGCGGTGAACTGAATCCATCGCTGCGCATCGTTGTAAAGCACCTGGACGCTACCGGGACTTGTCTGGTTCGCGATGCCTACGGTCTGCGCCACGCCGTCGAGGGTGACGGTGATCGTGCTCGAATCGTACGGATATGAGGTCGTGAAGAACTGCGTGACGCCGTCAGTCAGGAAGCTGTCCGGCGTGTTGCCGGCGGTGAAGGCTTTGGTGTAGGTACCCCCGATGACGTATACGCTGTTCTGCATGTTTTGCAGACTGAGGTCCACGTCGAGAGAGTTCCATTCGATCTCGCCACTTGTGGCATCGATCGTGATCGGTGCGGTGCCTCCCTCACTCACGGCGCTCTCTACATCGCCAAGGAAGAAATGGACGTCCTTGCTCGGATCGATGTACCAATCCCAGCCAATAAGCTTCGCGAGCGATTCGAGCGCCTTGGTTGGCTGCTGATAATTAAATTTGATGGACGGGATGAGAAAGTTGCCGACCTGGACATGGTTCGTGGTAAACCCTTTGCCGGCGCAGAAGGTGGAAACGATGTCCGCCACGATCGCTGAAGGGTCCATCATTGCGTAGTTCTTCTTCACGAGGGTGCCGTCGAAGCTGTAACCCCAGTCTGAGACCGTGATCTGCCATGTGAGAAGCAAGCCGGAAACAGTTGCCTCCACTTCGGTCACCGTTCCGCCAAAGATGACGCCGGTGGAGTCATAGAGCTTGATAATATTCCCGATCACTGGAACGGTGATCGCGGGGTATGTCTGACCGGAGCCCTGCCGGACGGAGAACTTGAGCGTCGCGTTTTCCTTGGTGAGAACGGAGACACAGTCGATAGTTTTCCAATCGACGCTCGATGAGATGTCGGCCCCTTGGCAGGTGAGATAAATGGGGTTGGCCATATTAGACGGCGTAGTTCTTTACACGGATCTGCTGCGTGATAGTCTTTGCGATTTGGTCGGTGAGTTGGCGGACACTCTGGGCGTTCAGGAACATTCCGCCATCGATGTGGATGATGATCTGTGGCTGTACGACCCCGCCGCCAGCGCCCATGCTCGAAAGTGGCACAACGGCTTCAGGGCCTCCTTCGCCGATCAGGGCGAGAGTAGGCCCTGTGACGATGCCTCCGGCGGCAAGCATGGGAATGTCTGGGATGTTGAATCCGAGGTTGACCGATGGCGTGGAGATCTTTGTTCCCGGAATGGAGATGGACGGGATATTGACATGAATAGCATCAAGCGCATTGATAAAGGCATTGATTGCCTGGATCTCGTAATTAATGCCGGCTTTGATGGTGTTTTTAATGACATCCCATATTGTCGTAAGAACATCGCTCATATCGTTCCACGCGGTGCTCCAGACACTTTTCACTTCGTTGAGCGACGTTTCGAAAAGATTCGTGAGCCATGCCCACGTGTTGGTGAAAAAGCTTTTGATAACGGTCCAAATGGCCATGATGTCATCGCTCAGGGACTGCCAGTTGGCGATGATGATGGAAGCAAGGAGTACGACAAGAGCGATCAAAATGGCGAACGGCGCCCCGAGAAGCGCGACGGCGATCGCAAGGGTGCCGAAAATGACGAGCAGTGAACCCATCACGACAAGGAGCCCTCCGAGGACGCCAACGAATATGAGAATGACCTCGGTGAGCTTCTGATGCTTTTGCGTGAAGTTGTCCACTGCATCGATGACCTTGACGAGCCACTGAAGCAATTGCGTTAGGATTGGGAGTTGCGTGCTTCCCATATCGGACATCAATTTATTGAAACTCTGCATTGCGACGGCGAGCTGGCCCGTGAGCGTATCGGCGTATGCTTGCGCTTGGCCGTTCACGGCTCCCTGCACTGCCTCAAGCGCGCTCATCCCGGAAAGTCCGTCTTTGATCTGGATACCGTAAGTGGCGAGCGCGCGGCCCTGGCCGTTCATGGCGAGAATAACTTGGTTCGTGGCCGTTGCTAAATCGATGTTCTTCGCACGGGCAAGGTCCATCGCGGCTTGGTTGACCTGCATGGCCTCACTCATGCTCTTGGTCGCCGTGAATGCCTGCGAGAGACTCCGTGTGCTGTCAGCGAGGGAGAATCCGAGCGCGACATTACTCTGAGCCTGCGTATCAAGCTTCCCGGTGATGTCATCGACGGACTGGCCGTTAAGGTCCTCAGAATTTGTGAGAAGATCTAGTTGCTGCTGATACTTCTCCATATTTATCTGCGCGGTGGCAATGGCCGCCGCGGCCTTCGCATGTGACGCAGCGGACTTCTCCGCTGACCCGGTATTCGTATCGAGCGTAGCGGTGGCTTGTTGGATGGTTGCCTTATAGCCGTCGATCTTGTCTTTAAGGAAAGTGACCTGGGTGGTATATGCGCCGGTCGATTGGCTTGCACCTTGCATCGCGTCTACGACTGCCTGGTGGAGATTGTCCTGTGACTCTTGAACCTGCGCTGCTGAATCGACAACGCCGGCATACGCCGCGGTGAGGGTTGCGCCGATGGCCCCGAGTTCGACGCCGGTGCTCATCGCTTCCTGGCCAACCTGCTTCAGATTGTTCTGCGCACCCTGAATAGCCGCGGCGCTTTGGTCAACGGCTTGAATGAGGATTTCCAGAACGGTCTGTGAGGCAGCCATTATTTGGCGGTGGTGTCTTCGTTATTCCGATTCGATATATCGGTTGATGCTTTTGCCCGTTCTGCGCAGGAGCCGGTAGAAAGTATATGCACGCTTTGCGCCAACGTACGCGCCCACCCCGACAAGAACTAAGAGAACGATGCCGATGAAAATGCCCATGATGGTAAGGATTATTGTTTAGGGTTCGACCTTTTGTCTTACCTTAACTAATGCCTCATTTTGGGCGTTTTGGCAAGGAGCGCTACTACTTATTCCTGCGCTTGGATTCCTCGGCTTCTTCTTGCATCATGCTGAGGATCACGTCGATGAACCATTTCGGCTGGGACTGGAATTGCTCCCAATCCCATTTCATCTCGCGGCAGACGAGCGCCGCGACCATGGCGGGCTTGAGCTCGGCGCGACCGAGGGTGAAGAAACTGCGCCAGATCTGTGATACTTCACCCTCTAAAAATTTCCGTCTGCGAGGCCTTTGACCTCGTTCAGGATGGCCGTGTATTCGGTGACAGGAAGGTCCTGCAACCGCTCCGCGACGTTATCCGCAGAGTTATCGAGCGATAGGACTGCCGCTTCTACGAGCTTCACGTTGCGCTGAATTCCGATGAGGAGAGAAAGGCGCGGATTCTTGTCGTCCGCGGAGATCTCCTGCGACTTGAAAAGCTCGGAGAGCACGTTGTTCACCTCGCGCGCGGTGAGATACTCCTTGACGACGACGGTGTGACCGAGCGGAGTGGTGATCTCTCGCGTTGGCCGGGTTGTTAATTCTGACATTATGGTGAGGATTTTGATTTATGGTTCGACCTTAGTAGCTGGATACAGTATTCGTGAGCACTGTAGTGATCATTGCGCTGTCGGCAAGCTTGTACGTTGCCTTGAACTTGACGGTCTGGTAAACGAGGTCTTTCACCTTGATCGGGCGGCTGAGCTCAGTGAAGTAGACCTGGTTGAGCGTGACTTTGAGCTCCGGGTTCGTCGAGACGCCGAGCGTGACATCGGTGTTCTTGATGTCCACGAGCATGGCCTGGCCGACGTTAGGGGTCGCGAGAAACACGGTCTTGAAGTCGGTATTGTTCTGGTACACGGCCTCAAGTTGTCCCTCCACCTTGAACTCCTTATTGAGGAAGTCCGCGGGTGCGACGCTGCCCAATACCTCCTGGTCCTCAATGTTCTCGTCAACTGTGAGCTTGAACGACTTTAAGGCGATTGCGGTAGCACCGGAAAGTCCGGCGATGGCCGTTGCGTACTTGAAGATCATGTACTGCGGGATGAAGCGATTCTCGTTGACGATCGCCGGCGTGAATGCCGACTGCGCGGCGCCTTTTTGGGCGCGGGCGGAGAATGAGAGCGTGACGAACTTTTTCAACTCGACATCAACCTCCAACTTATGCACGACGCCGTTCGCGTGCGAGTAATCCACTCCGGTGAGCGGGTCATGGATGAAGAAGGTGAGCGACTGGTGCTGCGCGGATTCGCCAACGGTGAACGTGTGGTCATAGACCACCGATTCGCCGGCGTGCGTCGTGTGCGCATAGCTGCCGAAGAGCGAATAGAACAGTGGGCCGGCGCTTTGGTCGGTGAGCGGACACTTGAACGTGCCATCCGCGTAGTTCTTGACGCGGTACTGTGTGATGGAGTCCTCAATAACGCCTATTGCCTGGTCGGCGGTGACGTTATCTGCCTTCTCATCGAAGCTGAGATCGTCGAACGGCGACCAATATGTTGCGGCAGATACGGCGGTCCCGCGGGTGGTCTCCTTTGCGAATCCCCAGTTGAATAGTCTTCCAATTCCTTTTACTGACATGGTTATTCGTTATTGGTTTCTTTTGCTTCGACCTTTTCATCCGGTTGCACCGGGACTCGTTTGTCGAGATAGATCTTCTCCGCCTCTTCCTTATTGCTCGCGACGACGCAAATGGCCTGATAGCCGTTGGCCGCCGGATAGAAGTATTCGTTCAATATCACTGAGACCGCTTTGAGCGATGTCGGCTGCGGGATCTGCTTATTGTCCGCATCATCGATCATCTTGTTTTGTGTTTTTGGTATATCCACGATTATGGTTGATTAGTTTATTTGTACGCCGGCAGGGACGAGCTGCCTGGCCTTGAAAGTGACGTAAAAAACGACATACGTCACGCTGTTCGAACTGATCGGCCCCGGCGGTTCGAGAATGGCCGGCATGACCGCGCCGTTCGCCGTTCCTTGCAAGGTTGCATCGGCGTCGAACACTGCGCACACGTTATCCACAAGGCCCGCGAGATAGGTTGGATCGCTCGAAGGCATATTTTCAGGCGTGGTGACAACCATGATGTACCAGGTATATTCGCGGAGATTGTTCGCTTGATCCTCGAACTCCGAACTGTTGAGCGTCGGGGGAATGACCACCGCAGAAGGGAATCCGGACCAATTGCGATCGAGCGGATTGACCTTCGTAAGGTCGTCCACGATCACAGCTTTGAGAGTCCCGCCATCTACGAGCGTTTGAAGGTCGGCGAGAATCGCGTTCATCTGAGCCTGTGAGGGAGTGTTAGGCATTGGCTTGTGCGGCGATCGCGCCGGCTATTTTGTCGAGTGCCTGACCGAAGAGAATGTCCACTGCCGGCTGGGCCGCGTCGATGATACGTTCCATGAACGGGTTCGCTTTCGTGCCGGGATGATGGACGAGCATACCGAATATCTCGCCCGTCTTCGCATTGGCGAGTACGCGCTTGTTGATCGGGCGAATCTCATGCGGCGGGGTGCCAAACTCGACGTAGGGCGCATATGCCGCCTTTGGATACCAGCGCGCCTGGAGATTGCCGACATCGAAGGCCCAGTTCTGCGAAAGGTAGCCGGTACGGATCGGAACAGTGCTCGCGTTGGTGAACTTCGCCATGACCGCCTGGGAAGCAACGACGGCGCTCTGCACGATGGGCGTGGCGATCGCGGGATAAGAGGCAAGCGCCGCTTGGAGTTGCTGGAGATTCACTATTGATACTTTGAACTGGGGATCTGCCATTGGATTAAATGATGATGCGACGATAATTATCAACGACGTTTTGGTCGAACGCATCGAGGCGATCCCTCCACGAAGTCGTCGCTCCGGCAATGTTCTCGCTTGATTTTCCGTCGAGCAAGCGGCGTTTGAAAATACGGACCACGAGATTCTCGCAAAGGTTCGCGAGATCGTCGGGGAGAAGATGCGTTGAGCTATTGCCGGCGTTCGGCCAGTCCACCGGATAGCCGGCGACGTAGGTCGCGCGGAGCATATTGGACGCAAGGCGCGGCATAACGCCGTAGACGCGCACGATGCCGCTATATCCCTGCTGTTCGAGTTCGAACTGGTCTTGGATGAAGGTAGTCCAACTCGGGCTGGAAGGCGTTCCTGCGCGATATTGGAAGGAAATAAGGCCGCTTACTTCAAGCACTGCGCCGGTCTGGGTGACGCTGGCCGGGAGGGAGAGCGTAATGGTCGTTCCGGTGATGCCGGCGACGGTCGTACCCTGGGGAACGACGCCTTGGGCGAGCACCGGCATTCCTGATACGATGCCAGTTACCGGCGAGCAGTTCGTGACGGCGTTAGATCCGGCGATCGTGTTTCCGGAAACGATGAGATAGGCAACGGGCGCGTTCCGCAATGGAAGATATATCGCCTGCTTTCCGATCACGCTATAGACCTCGTTCGTGTAAGTCTTCTGGATGAAATGGCCGTCGTTCGGGAAGCGGTCAAGGCCGCTCTTGCCGCACTCGCGCTCAATGAAGCTGGTGGCGGCGTTGATCATGCGCATAAGCACCGCGTCGGAATCGTCGAGCGTGATCTGGAGACGGTCCTTGACCCGTGCCAATGTCGTCAACGCATATGGTGAAACTTGTTCTTTTTGTGTCATGTGAATTGAGGAATAGATCCTCGCGTCATGGCACTTACCTCACCGGAAGTGCCATGGGAGCGAAGATTCGAACTAGGTGTTCGAAACTGTGCTGGTGACGGGGAGCTGCTGCGGAGGTCCGCCCTGGACGATCTCAGCGACAACCGCGCACGCGGGGGCAGTGCCGCCCGTGTAGGTCGGAGTAACCGCCGCCCGAAGGTATCGCTTCCGATTAAGGCCGAGGCCTTCGATGCGGGCAACGCTATCCGTCGTGAAGGAGAGCGTCGTGCCGGTCTGGGCAGAGACAGCGTTCGCGCTCAGCGTGACGGTGGTCGTGCCGACGGCAGTGACCACCGCGCCGTTCGTCGGAAGGCCCGTGCCGGTGACAATGGAGCCGACAGTGATGCCGGCGACACTCGACATCGTAGTGACGACGTTCGAGCCACTGGCGGTGTTTCCCGTCGCGCCGATGAGCGGTGCGAGCGTGAAGCCGATGACGGTGCTCGTATTATCGAGCGCATCCGTAAAGGTCACGTTGTCCGCTGATTCCTGGAGCTTGAAGACCAAGCTGGCCGCGGTCGGAGCGGACGTGCCGCCCGGAACCGCGATGGACACCCGGAGCGCCGCGTCGGTCATGCTGATCGTGTCGATACCGGCACCATAAATGATGCTGGAACCGGTGACGTTCTGCATGAGGCTCGATCCGCCGACGAGTTTGACGTTGTCGTAAATTGAATCGCGCATTGAATTAGATGATGGCCCCTACTTTCCTTCGACTTTAATCGGAAAGGACGAGAGTAAATCTCGATGGGCGGTTAATGTGGAGATCCCCGCCCGCTCCGGATTCCGCCGAGGAATGGGCGAAATACCGGAACGGACAGAAGCGTACGCGAACTAAGGACTCCTATGCACTAGGAGACCGACGTGAAGATCACGGTGAACGCTTTGGGGAGAACGGTCACGAGCGCATGGCGGTGCTTGTAGACAATTCCGCTCTGATCGGACAGGGCAATTTCCTTGCCACCGAACGAACCAGACTGGAAGTTGCCGACGCGCATATCGCCCTTGTCGCCGAACGCCACTGCTTTCAAATTTCCGAAGATCATGAAAGCGGTATTGGTCTGCGTTGCTACGGTCGTGGCAGGGAGCCAGCGGTTGGTATAGACCGGATAGCCGCCCATATAGCCCGCAGGCTTGATGGGACCACCTCCCGGTTCATCCTTCAGCTCGTTACCTGCACCGCTCAAGAAGAGGAACGGAAGTCCGGAGGTCGAGGCCAATTCGGCGCGAATCGCTGCCCAGACGGTGCGATGGCAATACCATGCAGCACCATCCAAGATCGACTCTTCCAAAGTGGCGATGACGTTTGCCGCGTCCGTTACGGGGTTGAACTTCGCGTACGTAGTTCCGCCTGTGGCGAGCGTGTACGTGTTCGTTCCCGTGACGGTCAAGATGCCCTGGAAAGGACCCGGAGCGGACGACTGCCCGCCGATGAATCCCTGCTGGTCGATCATGTTCGCGAGCGCCTCGCCTGCCATGGCAAGAAGCCAATCGGCGAGCTGCACGGACGCATCCTGCAAGAGGTCGTTGCCGACCGTGAATGCAAGCTGCCACTTGCGGGCGATGAGCACTGCCTGACCAAAGGTCAAGCCGGTCACCGTACCCGGAAGGTCAACGCCAATGTAGGAGCCGGTAAGGAAGTTGCCGGTGTAGTTGGGGATGCCCAACTCGTCGGTCTTCATCGGCCACTTCTGGCACTGCTTCATGATCGTTCCAACGGAGGCCGCGATACGGAGGATCGCTGCTGCTACTTCGGGTTCAACCAAATAGCCGCCGCGATTGTCCTGCTCCTCGATAAGCGCCTCGTTCGCCTTGGTGACGAGACGGGCCTGATCGTGGAAGCCGCGATACGCCGCTTTGACCTGGCTCGCAAACTTGAGTTTCTGGTCCGTGTCCAAGCCGCTCACATCGTTGCCCCGGAGGGAGCGCTCGACGATCATGGCTTCGACAACCTTGCGTGCGTTCTTTGTAGAGACCTCTTCCATTGTGGGGATGAGGGTTTTCTCCATGAAGTCGTTGAAGCCCGTCTTTACGGTTTCCTCAACGGTCTTCACGATTGTTTCTGTATTCACTTTTTGAAGCTATTGAATGTAGATCAATTGAACTTCCGACCCGGATACTTCTTTCTCAACGTCTCGTTGATTTGTCGAAGACCGTCTTCGGAAGCAGATTTGATCTGCCTCGCGAGCCGCTGCACAAGAAGGTAGGAGTCCAATTCGGACATCAACTCCTTCTTGGAAGCCGGCGCTCCCGAGGTCCTCGACCTTGAGTTCAGGGCCTTCTCATCCCCATCCGGCTCTTCGCCGTTGGGCTTTTTGGAAGGTTCCTCCCCTTCGCCACCACCTGAGGATGCGAAATCCTTCAGGGCCGCGATAACAACGTCAGATGATTTCCCGTGCTCCGTGTGATGATCTTCGATGGCTTTGATAATCTCCTTAATCTTGTCCTTGTTCGCTGCGGAAATGGCGCGGCCGGCTTTGCCGATGAGAGGACGAATGGTGCTGTCCGGATAGCGTTTGGTCTCAGTGTTCTTCATGAGCGCAACGGCTTCGTCAAGCAGGTCGTCATAATCTTGCACAGCCGCTTTCTCGTCGAGGTACGCGGAGATGAACGCGGAGAAGACGGAATATGCCTTGTCAATGCGCTTATACTTTGCCTGCATTTCGGCATCCTCCGTCATCTCGTCAGCCACCGCGCCCTTCTTCTTGGCTGCCTTCTGTTCCTCTGTTTCGCCTTCGCCCATGCGATCGGCTTCCGCCTTACACATATCCATATGCGCCTGCTGATGGCGATCTAATTCGTCGCCGGCAGACTTCGTAAACTCTTCGAGCGCCTTCGCCTTGGCATCGTCGTCCGTGGCTTCGCCATACGCTTTGCCAAACTCGACGATCGCTTTCTTGACGTTCTCCACGTGCGTCTCGTGCGCGACCCCGAACGCATCCTTGAACTCATCGATGCTTTTCACACCCTTTTGGTTCTCCGGATCCAAGGACGCATAATTGTCGTCGATGGCCTTCATGCACGCTTCCTTGTGGCGGCTCTGTTCGCCGTCGATGGATTCTGTCAACGTATCGATAGACTTGAACTCATCGATGCTCTTCCCTACCGCTTCGGCGTGGTCCTTGTGCTCTGCCTTTAGTTTTTTTGTAAGTTCGTTTTCCATGGTGGTTGATTTGTCTTGTACGGGAACGCATACGAGTCTGCCAGGATTCTCGGAATCTTCTGCGAGTGTGCCTGGGGTCCCGTCCTCCAGCTCGCAGTGGTCGCCTACCTCGGACGACTTCTGCAATTTCTCTTTGCCCGGCGGAGAAAGTTCGCTGTTAACTCCCCCATCGCCACCGTGTATGGTGGAATCCGCTTCTTTTCCTTCAGAGGCCGTTTTACGGTCTGAGGCGCGTTGGTGGGGGAGCGGGTTTGTCTCATAGAAGAATCCTTTCGTGATGAGCTCCTGCGTCGATACGCCAAGAACGCCCACTTGGCGCAATGAAAGCGCGTAGCGCCCCGCGGGAACCGGACAGAAGCTCATTTCAAGGAGTTCGCGCGTGCCGTCGTCGTTCTGGATATATCCGGGCGAGACAGTGCGGAGGATCTTCTCCTGGTACAGCGCGCACGCCATATCCGCTTCCGGGTTGATCCCCGCCTGGGCGAATTTGCCGGTCGCGATCGTTTTGTCGCCATCGATCTTGATGTCAGTGACGATCCCGATCGGGAAGCTGGAATAGTTATGCGCCCACAGGACGACGGGGTTCATGTCGTAGTACTTGAAGTCCCATCCGGCCTGGTCGAGGGCGTCGCCCTGGCGGTCCTCATCCGACGTGCTCATCACAACCTCAAACGTCCGGTCATCGCCGGACGCTTTCACTTTCGAAACAAAATCGGAAGTCTCCTGGCTCGCAAGACGGGCCTTGAGAGTCTCCGCTATGTCCTTCGAAAATTGTTTGAGGTTTTCATTCATCGCCGATTAGGTGGCTAGACTCCGGTATGGAAACAGGTTGTCTTCAGGGTGCTCGATACTCCCGTCGCGGTGCTCGTGACATTCAATGGCACCACCGATGAAAGGCCATTCCAGAACGTTACGGTCGCGCTGATGTTGTTGCCGCTTACTGCGGTCACGAACGAATCCGCACCGAACGCGCCGGTTGTGGATGCACCGTTATAGGCCACATTGCATGCGTCTCCAACCGAGAAGCCGGAAGCGGTGAACGAGACCACAGTGCTCGTCGTCGAGGTTGACGACAGGATTGAACCGAGGTTGACGATCGCCGATGGATAGGCTGTGGTTGCGGTGTAGAGTGCGGTGATCTGGTTGGCCGCCGCGGTTCCGCCAAATCCGATGGAAAGGTTGCCGACCGGAGTGATGCCGCCGGTCGAAACGTTTGGCGTGAAGAGCTGGGTCGGCGTCACGCCGCCTGCAAAGTCACCGCCAAGCTTCGTGGCCAACGACTGGTATCCGAAAACTCCGACAAGTACGACCGCTGCGACTGAGAGAATGATTTGTGTTGCTTTGCTCATTGAGCGAATAAACTTTTTTATATATTTAGACCTTTAGTTATTTGGCTCTCAATTGCTTTCATCCTAGCAAGCACAGACTTTTTGTATATGTGCATATCTTCGCGTGCGCTCGCGGGCCTTCTTCGCCTTGCACGATGAACACAAAGGATTCGTCACGCCCTTGTGGCGCATGATCTTTTCCCTGCAACCGGCGCCGCTGCATCGGGTGAGGACATAATCGGTTGATTTGCGGGAACGGATCATTGAGTGGTGAAAATCAATTGTTGGACTGGGGAAGGGATGGCTGCACAAGGATGACAATGCCCGGCGCGCTGATGGAATAACTCCCTGATGAGGAAACGACAAGTTCTCCAAGGTATTTGCCGGGACTCGGAAAATCGCCTAAGGCAACGGTGTAGTGGCAAGTCCCGAGCGCGGCGTTGTCCACCGTGATGCTCCCGCCAAGCGTGAGAAGGGTGTTCGTGGGATCATCGGCGCGCTGGACATGGAGGACGACAGTTGCGCCCAATAGGTTCACCGGATTGCCCTGGCCGTCTACGACGGTGAAGTCGAGCTGCTGTCCGAAATTGCCCTGGACGATGGTGAATGGTTGGATGACGATGCTCATTGGATAGTGATGATTCTTGATTTATTTTCGTCCGCTTCGACCGTGCGGATCTGGTGGGTCATGGCGATGGCGTTCCGTTCATGATTGGTCGCGAGTGCAACGGTGCGGATGTAGTTCGTCATTGCAGTGATCGTGCCCGCAAAGTTGGTAAACAGGACGACGGTGCGCTGTGCGACTGCCGCTGAGATCTTCTTCAGGAACCCCGCCTCCCTGGATGATCCATATTCATTTGTGCCGTATCCGGAGAAGCCGTACATGGTGTTATTGGTGGATGGTCATGCCTCGTTTCATATTCGTTTATGACATTTGTTGCAGTAATGTTGCCGGGAAGAAAAACTAAAGATACCAGAGAAGCAACAGGGCGAGATTCCACAGAAGATAAGGAGAGAGTTCATGGGGCTTGCGTTATTTATTGGATATGGCATAATCCCCGCATGATATATATATTGAATCTAATCTTTCATGGGAGGTGGACGGCTTGTTCCCACCCAGAAAGTAAGCGGAAATATCACGGTTATTACGATGAATGGGACTGTGAATGTGGGGCGAGTGGATAGTCATGTTATTCGCTTGCTATTATCATCGGCGGCCTCCGGAATGTTGAAGATGGAGTGATAACGGGTTGCAGTATGAATGTCGAGATGAGCATATTCCAGTGCCCGCTCAATGAAGAAGTGGCAGTTGCGACATAGGTGCTTGTTACCGAAACGGTCTTGTCCTCAAAAAGCAACTGTGAGCCGCCCGTTGAGGGTGTGCTTGTCTGTACGTTTCCATAACCCGTTCCCTTAGATAAGATACCAGCCGTAGCTGAGTTGATCGCCGCGCCTCCGAACACTATCTCATTCGTAGAGGTCGTAACACCCGTGGAACTCGAATTGAGTGACGTGCCACTGGTTGCACTCGCGCCTTTTTTCTGGTCGAGCGGGTCGGTTGAGGTCTGTACGCCTGAGTATTCAAGCATCAGGATTGACGGAGAAACCGCCGGAGAATAGGTCACGGTGGCGTTGTCTATCTTTCCACCTACGGAGTTATAGACGTACCAAAACTCTGCCGACTGGAAGCTCGCTTCTGTGGTGGTCGCCGCACGATGCCATGTATTCCCTTCGGAATCCACGATGCCCGTGATGCGTTGCCCGTTGCTCGAATTATCACCGCTTTCGATGATGTAGAAGTCGTGCGCCGTCGTCGTCGCGCTAAAACTCACATTGGCAGTCGTGAGTGATGATGCGCCTATATACTTTCCTGTTTGAACCTGCGCGGCAAAAGCATAGTCAGTGAGAAGCAAAAGCCACGCGAGAGCAAAGAGAACAGGAAGGATTTTATATCCTAACTTCATTTCGTGTATGAGATATTTATCGTCGTCATTTGCGGCGTTCCTGCGGTTGCCGTGGTAGATGCGATGATAAAATCCCCTGCGTTCAGCGTGCTGTTCGTGAATGTGGTCGTCGTGTAACCCCCGACACCGCACACTAATGAGCCTACGATGTCGCCATTATTTGCCACGCTTGCGAGAGCGGTTGATTTGTATAGGTCGAACGTGGTCGTTGCCGAAGCAAGCTCGTCGCATGAAACCGACGTAATGGTAAGCGGGATGGAAGTGCGCCATTTTGCATACTGCAATCCTGCGGTCGTCGTAGCCTGATAGATGTCCATCGAAGCGGACCCGCCGAGAGGATTCCTCGCTTGCAAACTATTTATCACCTGCCCGTAAGTCTGCACCGACATCCCGCTTGCAGAGAGGATCTGCATCATTGATGCAAATGTTGAACTCGCCATTTGATCTGCGTTGCTCGGTGTTCCCGTCGTGATGTCATGGAAATAGAAGTTGCACCATTCGTTCCCCGTCTTACACGCCGTGAGCATAGAAGCGAACGTAGAGGTCGCCGTCGAACTCACCACGTCCAATGCGGGAATATTATAGGCGAATGCCGGAGGCGCAACATCGGGAGGAATGACCGCGCTATTGTTATCGATGCCGCGCGAGAAGGAGAAGTATTTTTGTGCTTCTGTCACACTGGTCGTGCTGTAATCCCCATTTGGCCATGCAAGACCATTCAGCCCGTTATAGAGGCCATTTTGAAGAAGCCAATTTTTGCACCGTAGGAACTCTTGGTCGTCGAACGCGGCGGTCGTCGTAGCAAGCGAGGTGTGGTCATAGGTATGACAATCCATCTCCATTCCCTGCGCTTGAAGCGCTTGGAGTTGTTGGACGGTGGCAAAACTTCCGGTATGATCGGTAATTTGGTCATAAGGGATGATGAAGAAGTCCCCCTTAAAGCCATATAACGAAAGTTGCGGCATCACCTGTGTCCATGTCGAAGCCCAACCGTTATCGAATGAGATGGTGACGATAGGTTGGGACTGCTGCGGGACGCTCGCGATCTCATTAAGGTAGACCGTCGAGGTGACGTTGGAAACTGCGTTATCGAGGGCGAGCTCATACTTTGTGATGGCGGTAATGTCCGGCGAGCCATTTTTTATGATATTGCTACCGTCTGCCGCGAAAGGAAGAATAATCGGCGTCCAGACTCCGCTCTGGAAATACGACTCCGCCGGAGTTGAAGACAGCCACTTTCGTAGTTTGAACTGATAGCTGTTCGAGCAAGAACCCGAACAAGTATAGAAATCAAAGTCGTTCAAATTGGTCGATGAGGTGACATAAATCCAGAGCAGAAGATTCTTTCCCGTGAAGTTCGTCGTGCCGAGTCCACTATTTACGATGGATACATACGACCCAGTAGAAGTACCGCTGGTAAGCCCGACGGACTGGATGCCCTTGATGAATGTAGATGTGCTATTAACAAGCGTGCCGTCCGCAGAATTAAGCGTCCATGCGTTCCCTGCCTGCATAGTATCAATCACGCTTTCCTGCGGAGGGTAAAAACCTTCCTGCGAGTTTGTCAGGTTGCCGATGCCGTTCTGCAAAGCATCGCCATAGGAGTCCTCGTTGTAGGTCGGGTACGAGCTAGTGGTGTATACCGAGAACGGCCCCCAGTCGGTCGTGCTCCCGACGGTCGTATCCTGCGTGGCGCTGTTGACATAGATTTGAGAGTTAGTGAGGGACTGTGGTGATGTACTCGCGACTGGAACATATCCCGCCGAATAGGGAGTAGTAGTCCCAACCGCTGTAGGTGGTGTGCCGCACGCGACGGTTCCGGTCGCGCTGATCCCGGTGACATATTGTCCGCCGCTGCACGCCGAACCAAGGTAGCTGGATAGATTGCCGTTCGCGTCGTAGATGCCGAGCGAAGTGGTTGCGAGATTAATGTGCCATGCGTTCGATGTGAATTGTAGAGTGCCGGTCGCATTAGTAGGCAAAGCTTTACCGTTCAGCCCCGTGACCGTGATGCTGTCAGTGATCGCGGTTGCGCCGGAAGCCGTCCCCGTTGCATCGCCGTTGATCGTGAAGGTGATACTTTGATTGCCGGAAATACACGTTACGGCAAGAGAGACGCTGCCGGTCGAGTTCGCCGCGGTCACGCACCCCGCGCCTGTGAAGGACGTAACACCGGTGTTGGTGATCGTCGTCGTGCTGTTCGTCGAACTCGCCGCGGTCGCAACGCTAATCCCGGTCCCTCCCACGATGGTCTGTGCAGAGCTCGTGGCGCCGTTCAGCGACTGCAAAGCCGCCGTCAGATAATTCGAGAGCTGGAGCAAGAAGTTGATGGTGCTTGATCCGCCCGCGGTACTCGTCGTGATCGACAGAACGCTCCCCGTCGATGAAGCAACGAAGTTAAACAGCGCGCCCAATGCTCCATTGATGGTTGTGGTAGCTGCGCCGCTGGGTATTGCGCATGATATTGTCCCCGTCGGTGAGATCGTCTGGACAAAGTTACCGCCGCTGCATCCTGGTCCAAGATTGAGCGTGATGGTGGTGGTCGCGCCGGATACGGTGGATGTGACGCCCTGGCCGGCGACGATGTTGAAGCTCGTGCCGCTCTGTCCGTTGACCGTTATCGCGGTGATGTAGTTCAGAGAGTTCGTCCATCCGATCGCCCCCGTGGAGGTATTGAACGTCACCGGCCCAGATCCCGAGAACAAGGCATAGAGCGTGCTGGTCGTGTATGTCGTGGCGATGGAGGTCGCGCCGCTTCCGGTCACCGCGCCGGTCAAAGTAATCGTCTGATTCGCCGTGAGGCACGTTGCGCACGTGAGCGTGAGGCCCGCGCTCGTGAGCGCACCGCCTCCGCCCAATGGAGCAGTGGTGGTCACGTTGATGCCGGAAAGCAGATAGGTGTTATTGTCGAACGTCCATGAGCCGCCCGTATACTTCAGCGTACCGGTGGCAAGCGCCGGCAATGACTTACCCTGGAGGCCGGTGACGGTGATCGTGTGTGTGATAAGCGTTGTCCCGCTGTTTGTGCCGGTTGCATCGCCCGCGGCAACAATCGTGATGGTCTGATTCCCCGAAATATATCCGTTCGGGTTGGACGCAGGATAGAACGTGGAGCTATTAACACCCTGCCATGTGCCGGCCCAATTCCCAGTATTGATTATCGAAAATGTCGTGGTCGTGCCATTTACCGTCGATGTCACCGTCGTGCCGTCACCGATGAGCTTGAACACCGTGGCCTGGGCGCCGTTGATCGTCGTGGTTGCCGGAACGCCGATCGTCACCGCTCCACTCTGGCCATTCACGCTCGCGACATATGTCGTGCTGGACGGGAGGAACTGGCCGGACGCGACGACATCGGCGATGACCGTCGATGTATTCACCGCAATGGTGCCACTGGCAGTGATCGATGAAGGACTGAGCGAGATCCCGTGCCCGCCCTGGAGAAGATACACCGTGCCGGTGGCAGTGCCGGTGACCGCAATCGTCACCGTGCCGCTACCGTTCGTGATCTGAATGTTCGCACCGGGCGTGAGAAATGATGGCGTATATGAACCCGCGCCGTTGCCGATAAGCACCGTTCCCGATGCCGGCGTGATGCTCGTGCCAGTACCGCCGACGCCTGTGGGGTAGGGAAGGGCAGAAGCATTGGCGACGATGCCCAAGATACCTATGACGGAGATGGCGATTGCTGCGAATATGAATGCTGCTTTCTTCATTGTTTGTTAGTGATTATTGATACTGCGCGTAGTGTCCTTGCCCGGCAAGCGAGGACGGGGGAGCGGTGCCATAGATGATGTAAGGAACGCTCTCAATGACGGAATAGTCGAAGTCAATGCCGAGTAGCTGCGGTTGGCGCGCAAGCGTGACCTGGAGGGAATTGATGTCGGCCGGCGTGGAGGGAAGCTGGAACATCGTGTTCACGCCGTCGATGTCCCCGATGATCGCCGCCGGCGCGTTCCAAGGCTTATGAAGATTGGCTGCAATGTCGGTGATCATCTTCGCCGTGATGCCGAGGATCATTTGATACGTCTTGCCGGCAAGGTTCTTGATTGATGCTGAAGTACCTTCCTGCCCTCTCGTTACGGTCAACATATCGCCTGATACTGCGGTTACTCGCACGATCTCCACGTCCGGGTCGAGCGACGGGTCTGAGTAATCGGTTGCGTCGTACCAGACGATATTGAAGGGCGAAGCGGGCAACAGCGAGCCTTGGCCGCTCTGAAGCGTGACGGACGTATCAGTGGAACCGTAGCCGGTGCTCACCGTAAGCTTGATGAAGTTCGCGACGGAATCGAGCATGGTTAGTCGATGGATATGTCTTCCGGACGCGCGAAGCACATGCACAGCGGATGAAGGGGGGGACCGCCTACATCCGAGTAATCCATCGTCATGCTCTGGTCTCCGACTGAGAGCGTCTCGCCCTGGTCGAAGAAATTGGAATCAATATCGATGACCTTGCCGTCCATCGCCTGGCAGTAGGGACACACGGTCGCCTTCTCGGACGTGTACCAGCGGATGCTCTTGACGACGCCGGACTCCTTCCATGCCTGCTTGAGCGCGGAATTCGAGGTGCGGAATGATTCTGTCTTGGCGATGCGTTCCGCGGCGTAGCCGTTCAGGTCTTCATAGCGGCTGCCGATGCTCGCGGAGATGTCGGCGATACCCTGTCCGGACTCCATGCCGTCGTTGATGAGCTTTTCCATCGTGTCGCGGACGGTCGTCTGATAGCTGCGCGACATAAGGCCGATGGAGGTATGCAATTGCTCACGGGCAGTATCGGTGAACGGATTGAGATCTGGCATCCCGAGCTCCACGACCGCGGCCTTCGCCTCGTCGGTAAAGAGCGTTTCGAGCGTGGGCGTGAGTGCGTCGGTCGTAATGGAAATCCATTGCTCGATGTCGAAGAGCTTCGTAGGATCGATGGCCTTCTCGATCGCTTTCGGAAGGTTCTCCAGGACTTCTTTCTTCTGTGCGTCGTTCAGCTTCTGGATGGATTCAGAGATCTCATGCTCCGCCTTGTGCGTGCGTTCGCTGAACTCTTTCCAAACGGTCTCATCCTTTTCCTTCGTCGATTCGAACTTCTTTGTCGCAAGCTTGGCCTTCAGCGTTTCGGCGATCTTCTTTGCAAGGTCGCTGCTCATCTCCTGCCGCTGCTTCGCTCGGGTCTGTAGCTTTACCCTGATCGGGCGAAACGCCACGCGCAAGCCGTTCGCAGCCTTCTGACCTTTCGGCTCGAATCCCTTGAGCTGCTTGTCTGCGTTCTGCGGATTGCCTCCGGCGTCTGGGTCCACATTGCCATCACCGGCTGGCTCACCGGTCGGCGTCATCGTGGTCGGCGTCATGAGCACGTCGCCACCTTCCACGGGTCCTAAGCCCATGAACTCGTCGCGCGCTTCGTTGATCGTGAGGATCGGCTGATTGCCGACGGATGCCTGCATCTCGGTCGTCTTTGCGGCGCGGTCCTCAGGCACCGGATCAATAAAGGTTATGTACAGGTTGTCCCCATAGCGTGGGATGAGCTTCTCGTTCAACGTCGCGCAAATGAGCATCATGTGCGGCTTCACGACGCGCTTGCTGAACACGTAATCCGCGGTCTCAGCGGTCGCGCGGTTCGTGTCGGATTCCGCAGTTCCGAGGATGGTGCGCGATACGCCGAACATGGCAAGCGTGCGCTCCTTCCCGTCGTCCGAAAGATTCTTGAAGTCCATATCCTTCGGGCTTGCGCCGTTCGCCTGCCACTTCACGCCCTTCGGCAAGACACCGATGCGGTTCATGTTGTCGATGCCCTGGTGGAGGTCGGCGAAGCTGATCTTGAGCGTCTCAATCTGCGTCTCGTTGACCATCTCGGTCTCAAGGAACCCCGCCGGGCGTGCGCCATTCTTGAAGAAGTTACGGTTGAACTCCTGTGCGTAATTGTCGTTATCGATGTATTCCGCGGCGGCCTGCGTGGGGCTCATGCCTTCGAAGAAATCGCCGGGATTGGGAAGCCGGAAATGGATCACTTCGTACGGCTGGAAGTTCATCTCAAGTGTGCCGAGCTTCATCCGGTACCCGAGAAGCTGGTGTGGCCATGAGCGGCGATCGATGACCGGTCGCACTTTGTCCGGCGGCATGAGGTGGATCGCCTTCGGTTTGTCGAGATCGCCCTTCACGCCTTCCAGATACCAATACGCACTCCCGGTGAGGTCGAGACACGCCGACGTCAGGTACTTGAGCTCAAGTCCGATCATGTTGTCGTTCACGGCATCCAAAAGGTCGAGGACCTCGTGCGACTCCTGTTCTTTATGATCCTTGCCGTCCACCTCGAACAAGCGCCAGTCGATGACCATGACCTCGCGCGCCTTCGCGTTCACCGCGGCATAGACAAAGCCGCGATTGTTCGCCAATGCCTTTGCGGGGTCCACGGTCGCACCCGCTGACGGCCGCTCGATGACGAACTGATTCGCACTGCCGCTGATCTCGCCGAACTGCGCACGGCCAGCCTTCGTGCGCACCGGACGAACGATGCCGGCGCTCGTGAACTCGATCTTCTGGTCCTGCTCGAACGTTTCCGGCTCGATGCGGAACACCTTGCGGAAGGCGCTAACGGCCCAGCCTGGTTTGTTCTTGGCGGTGAGGGTTGTGGGAATGAAGCGGTTGTCGGGCATTTATACGGCGATAATGTTTCCCTCGGTGATCGTGAAAGCGTGCGACGTATCGCTTCCCTGGTACGGACAGGTGATCTTGTTTTCGATAGTGAGGGGATTCTTAGCAACGATCTTGTGGGTTGGCGCCGTCATGATGGGCAGTCCACAGAACGGGCAACTGATGATGACGCTCTCCACAGTGTTGATGACTATGCGCGTCTTGCGCCCAATGAGCCGCGCCCAGAACGACGCCTTGACTTCGCGCGAATAGAGACTTTGCTTGAAATAGAAATCGCCCGCTTGCATCGTGGGCGTTTCATCGGGAACCGCGCGGCCTTCGAACACAAGCGCGGGGCGCTCGGTAACGCTCGCTCGGTCTATCTCATGAGCTGTCGTCGCTTTGAGGGCTTGCATCAGGAGGGAATACCAAAACTATAGCACACTGATTACAAACAAGTTATGCACAGGGAGGAGCCGGGAGTATGATGCTTGACATCCGGGAAAAGGGGAATGGAAATGTTCATTGCGGGCGATTTGAGCTATGGGGGAATCAGCGTCGTAACGATTTTGAGCGCGGGCATTGGGGCGTACATCGGTGCCTACCTCAAGAAAAAGGGCGAGAATCTAGCGACCAAAGAAGACTTTGAGAAATTGCTCGTCGCTCAGAAGGCGACAACGGAGGCCACGAAGTCAATCGAAGCTCGAATCTCAAAAGAGGTCTGGGATAGGAAGAGGGAGTGGGAATTTAAACGTGAAGTCCTCTTGGAAGGTGCTCGCTCAATTGCGGATTTTCTTGCATCGATCATGCGGCTCAATGCTATTAGTGCGACAAAAAACGGTGCTGCCCCGGATGAGGAAGCAGCCTACCTCATAGCGCTCAGTCAGAACGAAACGAGCGCTCTCGATGCAGTGAATAAGGCGTCCTACAGCTTGCAGCGTGCGCAACTTGTCCTGTGTATCGTGAGCGGTAAAGAGACACAAATCGCATTTGTCAAATTGGAGAAGCTTTTTAAGCAAATTGCAGTGAAGATTGTAGATGGTGATACGAAGTACTTTGACAGTGTCTATCCCCAACTCAAGAAGTATGGTTCCAATCTGACGCTGGCTATTCGCAGGGAATTGGGATTCGACGATTCGGACTTTACGTCTCTATCCAATGAATTTTCGGCAGTTCGAGCCCCTGGTTCGCCAGCCCCTGAATGAGGTACACGCACGCGTCGTTCAAGTCGTCATGCGACTCGATGCCGAGATTAAATATCTGCCCGAGCAGTTCCTCGCATCCGGTCCGCGGGAAGAGCACTGTCCCGTTCCTGATATACGGCGCGACGACTTGCAACCGTGCTCGCTTGTCGCCCTGCGGCTTCATCGGCACGATGGGTAGCATCGCGCGTTCCATCTCCTGGATCGCCGCCTTCTGATACGCCACATCCTCCACGAAGAACAGGTTCGCCCCGCCCATCTCGCCGGGGATCGCCCGTACGCGCTTCAATAGCTCATGGAACGTGACGTGCTCGTTGTAGGGGTTGGGGCGTATGAATATCTTTGGCGCGTCCTCCACGTACAGCACCTCGCCGCTCACGATCGCCGTGTAGTCCGCGCCTTCCTTTTGCGATATGGCAAGGTCGATGCCGTGCCCTTTCATCGCGGCAACGCCGTTCGGCCTGGCATCGTAGTAATGAATATCTTCCGGCCTGATGACCGCCTCGTCGTCCGATACGATCTTCAGCAGCATCTCGCGCTGCCATGCGATCGGCCCCATGTCGCGTTCTTTGTCCTTGAGCGACTGCTCCGTGGGATACATCGCCGGCCATGTGCATTTGCCATCCTTGTCGATGAGTGGAAACTCAAGACATGTGAAGCCGGTGCCTGGCGCGCGGAGGCGCGATAAGAGCGCGTCCATGTGGAGCAGGTTGCCAATGACGACCAGCTTGCCCTTGCGGGCGTCCATGCCCGGCATGATCTCGGAATGCAGCCATCGATCGGTCTTATCGCGGTTCTCCTTCGTGCGGACCCATTCGCCGTCCTCCGGGTCGTCCACGACGATGAGCTTTGGCCTGTGCTGGAGATGACGAAGGCCACGCACCTTCTGGCCACGGGATCGCGCAAGGATGCGCACGCCGTTCGATAGGACGATATTCTGCTTCTGCCATTCCTCGCCCTCGCCCTGGAGCGAGAAATCTTCGATGACGGTGCCTTTGATCTCACCGTAGTCCTGCTTGATGAGCTGGTTCGTTTCGAGCTCGTGCTTGATGGCAGAGATGTTGAGCGTCGCCTGGCGACTGGAATCGGCGACGAGGATGATGAACGGGTACTTTTCGGGGTATTCGAGCGCGGCCCACAAAGGGAGCGCCAAGCTGCCGAACGTGCTTTTGCCCGATCCGCGGAATCCGAGGATGAGCACGCGGCGCTCGTCCTCGCTCTCTAGCGCGTGGATAAGCTGTGGATGGAACAGCGCGGGCGGGTCGGTAAAATAGCCGGAAAGGTAGATCAGCGAAAAACCGAGCAGCGTTTTACGGCTCTCTTTGCGGGCTTCGAAGGTCTCGAAAAGACTAGGACTGAATTGTAGTGCCTGGTGTTGCATCCTCCTGTGGGGCCGTCAATAATCCCCAGTTTGTGAACACTGCCTCAATGGCCTGCTTCTTTTCCTCGGATAGCGGTGTATTGCGCACAGTGGCGTCTATGGTCCCGAGCTTGCGCTCGAAGATTCCGGCGTCAAATAGCTTTTCAAATGCAGCGTTATATGCCTCGCGCACTTCGCGCAACGCCGCTGCGCGATCGCGTCCCGGCGCCATCTCATCGTTCGCTATCGTCCAGCCGACGCGGGCGATCTCGGCCATGGCGTCCTGGAACGAGGAAAGCGCCATGTTGAGTGTCCAGGTGTCGGCGCGCTTGGCACGTTCGGAATGGATCTCGCCAACAAGCTTTCCGATGTAATGGCGGTCAAGCGTCAAGCCGTCCTGCTGAAGGCGCTGGCGGATTCCCTCGCCGCTAATGTGCGGGCTTTGAACGAGCAGACTGCGGATGCGCTCGCGATAGTAATGCTTGGTCTTTGTGGATAGAGCTGGCATGGCATCAAGGGGAGGTTTAAGTCTAATATTGTTCTAAGCATACCGCACCTTCAGAGGTTCGCAACTACATGCCAATGGGACAATGCAAGCTCTGTTTACAAACACGGGAATTGCAGGACAGCCATCTCCTCCCCAAGGCTCTGTACAAGAAGTCTCGTTATGAAGGCGGCGGCAATCCAAACCCTACCCTCATCACTTCCAAGGCAATGGTACAAACGTCGGAACAGATGAAGGACTACGTTCTCTGCCGTGATTGCGAGCAACTGTTCAATCGCAACGGCGAACGCTATGTGATGAGCTTAGTTCACGCAAGAGGCAGGTTCCCGCTCCTTGCCGCGCTTCGGTCCATTAAACCTGCAAGCGTTTCGCCCTTCGCCTCGCACTACGATTTGAAGAGTCTCCCTGCCATTGATCGCGCCCAACTCGCGTATTACGCGCTGAGTATCTTCTGGCGCGCTTCGGTCCATATCTGGGACAAGCGTGAGCGCACTACGCCGGTTATCGATCTCGGCACAAATAACGAAGTGTTGAGGAAATACCTGATCGGCGAAACAGGCTTCCCGAAAGAGGTCGTGCTGATGCTGGTCGTCTGCACGGATAACCTGTCCCAAAACAGCTTCTTTGAGCCGAATAAAGGTAATCCTGACATGGAAACCTACACATTCATAACGAGAGGCTTGAACTTCTTTATGATGCTCGGCGAGCAGGTGACCGATAAAACACGCAAGGTTTGTATCATCAACGGAGAGCGCAAGATGATTTCCGTGCGAACCTGCGAAGAAAAGGTCGTCTGGGCTGCGCAACAGCTCACCGCACAACACAAGAAGGCGAAGAGCTAGTCGCCCTGCTTTTGCATTTGCTTCAAAATCTCGACCATCTTCCGCAAGTCCTCAAAGTCCGCGATAATCTCTATGCGCGCCTTCATCTTATGAAGCTTCGATTGTACTGACGTATCCCCAGCTTCAATCAAAGCCTTCTCAAGCTCTTTCTGACTGACCGCCGGGCCGAATTTTATGGTGTAGCGTTCGATCATTGAAATAGTGGCTGTCCGTTTGCGACCTTCCGCTCTGTGAGCTCCTTCATGAGCCGTTTTATCTTACCCATAATCTCTGCCTTCGTCGTGAGCGGCGCGATGATTTCGAACACGCGAAGCTCCCGGCAGTAGATAAGGCGTCCGGCGAAGTCCACCGCGATGGCCCCGTGCCCGAATGTTGCTATCTCGCCACTGATCTCCGAAGTACCGGGATGCTCTTTCTGGATCTCCTCGGCTGCACGGTTAATTGCGCTGCGTCGATATTTCATGATTCTTGTGATTATTTTGTGGATTCAAAGAGCAGAGAAGCCTCCAGACCGAAGCTCGTGAGAGTTTCCCCGCCGGAGCGGGCTCGGGAACGGGGACCAGTAGCAGGGAGACGCTCCCCGCAAACCACATCCGAAGATATGGCACCCACTGGCATATTGAGGACGCGAAAACTTTTGAGTCCATGAAAACTCTTCCCGAAATTCACAGCGGCGCTCGCGCATGTCTAAGCGTCTGCATGACATCGTTGGTACACCAACGGCTCCGCCTTCTCTGCTTTGAATTGGTAAGCTGCGCTATTCTTCCGGCTTTTCCTCTTCGGCGTCTTCCGCATCGGCGACGTGCTCCTCCGGGTCGAGCTTCTCGTCGATTGCCGCTACCTCCTCGTCTTCCGACTTATCCTCGCCGTCCACAGACGCTTCGACTTCGGCGCCCTCTGTGCCCGCTTCCTCCGGCTTCGCCTCTTCCGACTCCGTTTCAGGGGCTTTATCGGCTTCCTGCTCGACCGTGGCCACAGTCTTGACCTCCTCTGCCGCTGCCGGCGTTTCAGCCTTGGCCATGCCGCCGTCCGGAGATGCTACGAAATGTTCTCCTTCCATGTTCTTTTGAAAATGATGTTTATTTTTCCGGCCGTTCGACGTATCCGTCCGGTGGGTATGATTGTTACTTGAGCCGGCGCACGCTCTCCGCGAGATTGCGATGCGACGTGGCAATCTTCCGGAAATACTCGACGGTCTTCATGTGCTCCTCGATCTCGCCTTCGAGCTGCTTCACGTATTGGCGCTTGCTGTCCGCTAACTTCTCCGCGTCTTTGCGCTCCTGGTCCGCCTTGTACTTCTCCTGACCTTCGAGCGCCTTATAGCTCTCGGCCTCCATGCCGGCGGCGATGGACTGGTCGATCGCTTCCGCATCCGCGGTGAGCTGGGCGATCGTAGCACGCTTATCATCGGCGTTCTGGGCCGAGATGCGCGCGCCGAGTTCGTTCAGTTCCGCCTCCACGGTCTCTTTCCACAGGTAGCGCCGTTTGGCATAGAACCTTGCGATGAATTGAAACATGTATTTATTGGGTGGGTTTGGTTCGACCTTGTTGCGCTCGCTATGCCAGATGGGCCAGCACTTCGACGATGCTGGTCGCCAGGGCAAACACGAGCGCGATGATGCAGAGTACCCGCAACGCTGACTTGAACTTTTTCGATGTCATGGGAATGCATTAATTGTAGAATGTAAGAAGTATCTGTCAATATCAGGACTACCCAATGAAATATGTCATGAGTAATCGGAAGCTTCGCAAGATTCTAAAGGAGGTCGATAGACAGCGAGTAATCGGAATAGCCGCTAGCTCACAGTCAAACGTTCGCTCGTGGCCCATGGTTGAATACGGCATCCCATATGAAGAGGAAGAATTCATGTGCGGGCTTCTCACGTGTGAGTTTCGTGGTTGGGTAGAAAGATTCGGGGACGAAATACCCATCACAAGCATCTCGACTGGTAAAATCACATACAACAATCTATTTCGCATAACACAAGCAGGACGAGCAGTCCTGGATCGGACGCAGTCTATTTCGAATATTGCTTTGATTGTGGCCATCGTTAGTTTGATCAGTTCGATAGTCTCTTTCTGGATCTCTCAGCATCCCATATCTCAAACGCCACATATTCCTCCCCCCTCGGCACAATCTTCTTCTCCACTTCCCACCGGTAGATCTGCCGGTCGTTGAAGCCATATTTTTCGCATAGTGTGTCCTGGAAGCTCTTGATGAGATTGTCGCCGTCCGATGCTTTTGATGAGACGCCAAACTCGTAACGGACGGCGAGCTTGCCTTTCGGGATCGAGAGCGGCGCCAGGAGATAACCGAGCGCCTGTTTGTAGGCTTTCAGTTCCGGCGTCGCAAACCGACGCCCCTGATATGAACGATTCACGGAAAGAGGCTTGATCGGAACCCTGATCATTTCTCGTAATTTGGTTTATGGCAGTCGCAGTCGCACGGGTGATCGTGCGACTCGTCGTAGCCCCTGGGAACAGACCCGTCGCAATCTTGATGACGCTTTCGCTTGCACGCTTCACAGATATGCTTTCGGATCACTTCTCCAAGAAACGCTTTATTTGGCATGGAGTCTGAATTGTTCTTGAAGGAGCGCGATGATCTCGTCGGTTGCCTCAAGTGCGAGGTCTTCCTTGGACTTCACTTCCCCGATATATCCCACGCCCTTCCGGTCGTACTCGATCTGGCGGAGGATCATCAGTCTGACGATGATGTGGTTGATGTCGGCGCGGAGGTTCATTTTTGAGGATGTTTAGTTTTGGGGGCCGGGCATGGTGGACAATGTAAGCGTACAATCTCTTTGAAATCAGTCAAATGGATGAAAGGATACCCATGGTCAAAACCGAGCATCCCTACAACATCGGCAAATTGCGTACGCTCACTGCGATCGACAAGGTGAAAGCATCATTTGTCGTCGAGGATGAGATCCATTGCAAGCAGCGGGGCGCGGCGCACGAGAAGCTGATCTATCTCCAGCGCCTCAAGCATATCCCTGGAGGCCGCATTGAGTACCGCTTCACGTACTACATGCGAGGACTGAAGAAAGGAAATTGGGTGTTCGGTCAATATTCGCTGATGATTCCGGAACGAGAGTTGAAGTGGCTCCTACGAGGAGCACGAAAGAAGAGATGGTCTGGGTTCTAGGTGAAGTCGATGCGGGTCATTTCTCGTAGTCTTTAAGGTGAAGCTCCCGCATTTCCTCCATAAAGCCCGCTACCTTTTGCACGTCCGCGAGCGACTGCTCAGAATCTTCAGCGGCATATCCGTCTTCATTCAAGAACTGCACTTTTGCGTCGCCTTTATCATCGAACGAGATATTTGCCCAGCCGTCGGACAAAGAGAGCGAGAACACGACTCGATATTGCTTCATTACCTCGGCAAGTGTCTTCTTTGATTGTTCTTTTGTTTTTGTGATCATAAAAGTTGTAATGGATTTGCTTCGACTTTCTTCTCTTCCCTCGCCGGCGGCAACACGGGATGCTTGGCTCTTAATGACCACGCGGTTCCGCTTGTCGCTTTGCAGGTGCGGCGTTCAACCTTGAATACAAGCCCCATTTTTATCAGCTCTCCCGTGCGGGGCGTTACGCGGTTCACCGGCCATCCGAGATGCGCGGCGATCTCTGCGTTCGTCGCGTCCGAGAAGAAGCGGAGCGCGTCCAGCACTTCCTTCTGTTTTGCGCCGAGATCCTTCGTGGCGACGCTGTATGCCCAGAGTGATGTGTCGGCGCTTCCCATGGTCGTCTATAGGATCTCGCCCTCCTCCTCTTCTTCGGCCTTTCCGCTGCTCGATGCGATAGACGGGTCCCAAAGCTCATTCACCTTGCTGATCCTGATCTTGAGCTTGCTTGCAATGACGAGGGAATCCAACCCGTCCTGCTGTAGACCATGCACTGCCGCTGCGAGTTCTTCATCTGTGCGCGTTTCAATTGCCGGAGCCTGTTCGACATTTTTCTCAGGATTATTCTCCGGGCATGTCTTGCGGTTATGCCCTACCTTGCCGCACGTTCCGCATCCTGAACGCGCGCCCTTTTTCTTCACTAAGGACTTATGCGGCGCTTTCCTTTTTCGTTCCGGGCAGTGCCAGGCGCTATGGCCTTCCTCACCACACTTCCCGCACGTACCTTTCTTATAACCCTCTTTGGGAACTTGTTTGCGGTCTTGCTTCTTTGGCTTGGTCTTCTTCCGCAATGGGAGCGGTGGCACGATGTGCGCCGTAGCGACGATAGTACCGTTGTCAACGAGCGCCTCAAACGAATCGAACTCCGGGACCTTCTCGAAAAGGTTATCTCCGGATACTGCGTACTGCTTGCCTGCGATTTGATAGATCTTCATGGCTAAAGCATTTTAATGATTTTCTTGCCATCCCAACCAGACGAAATGAAACCTTCGAAGACCAGCTGAAGGCGTTGCTCGTCCGTCATCTCCTTCGCCTTCGCCCGAAGTGTCGCCTGATAGGAAATCGCCGGTTTGTTCTGGTAAGAGACTTTTACACGCAGCACCGGCCACCCGCGCCCCTTCACCACGGACCGGATACCGTCTTCACGGATCTCTCGGATCATGATCTCAACGAGTGCGTTGATCGCCTTTGAGTTGATCGGAAGCTTCACTTTTTTGGCCGCGTCCTCGATCAGTTTCGCTTCACGTTTTAACTTGGCCTCTTCGCGAGCGACGGCTGCTTTACGAGCAGCGATCTCTTTCGGAGTGGCCTTGTAGACCGAGGCTGCACGGGCGCCGTGAACCTTGCATCCCTTATCGGTGCAGATTCGGATCGTTTCGCCCAGGCCGTCATCGAGATCGCCGGCGACAATCAAAGCGGAATGCTCGCTCGGGCATTTTTCCTTTCCGGTGAGCTTGCGATATTCGTCATAGCGCACGACGCCGGCCGGCAACGGAGAAACGTATCCGCCGGCAACGAGCGTGAGCGGGGTTTTCTTCGCGGCAAATTCATTTTTGACAAGCGCAACATGTGCGGCCAGCTTGCGGGCAAAGCATTTGGGATCGGGGCATTGTCCGGCCTCCTTCTCGTTGAATAGCGTCGTCCCGGTCCTTTTGCTGCACTCGGGGCACGGAGCCATCGCTGCAACGGTCGCGGCATGATCCTTCCACGGAGGAGCTGAAGAGAGTTTCCGGAACGTGAGCTCTCGAATCCATTCACGAAGTTGCGCGATGTCGTCCTCATAATCGATCACGCGCTTCAACGCTTTCTCCTGATCGGCCGTTTCGAGCCGGGCGATGAGCGCGGCGTGGCCCGCAGAGATCTTCCCGGCACGGAACGCTGACGCCGCCTTGGAGGTGAGATCCGTGAGCGCCAGGCGTCCCCGGACGTATGCGGTACTCTTTCCGGTTTTTATCGCAATCGACTCCACTTCCTGTGCTCCCTTCTCCATGAGCTCGCGATATGCTTTACCCTCATCGAGAGGATGGACATCGGCGCGCTGGAGATTTTCTATGATCTGCACTTCGCGGGCTTCCGTATCGGATAGGCTTTGAATGTTCGCCGGGACCTCCGTCAATTGAAGCTTCTGCGCGGCGCGGAACCGGCGGCTGCCGGCGACGACTTCATAGCCCTTCCCGGCCGGGCGAAGGATCAAGGGAACGATGATGCCCTTTTCCTTGATGCTTGCGACGAGATCGTTGAACTCCGGCCCCTCGAACGATGTGCCACGGGGATTGGTCTTTGACTCCGCTATTTGCTTTATGCTGACGTTTTGAAAGGTTGATTTATTCATCAATGCGTTGATTAGTTTTGCGATACCACGGCTTCGCGACGATCTCGTAGTGATGCACAATATCGTTCTTCGTAAATGGACTGAGCTCGTTCCACACCTCCTCCGCATGATGACAGAGTCCGTGTTGGAAGGTAGCCTTAGGGCAGGTACACGTGACGTTCGGGTTCGTCATCGTCCCGCCCCAATAGATCTTCGTCGTATACACGACATCCGAATTCTTCTTAGAACGGAATGTCGTCGATCGAAATATCCTCTCCGCCTCCCAGGCTCGGACGATCTCCTTCACCATCTTGCTCATCGAGTTGTATAGTCGGGATGTGTTCTGCCGACGCTTGGACCGCGACCTTTGAGATGCGCTTGCCATACTTCCCGTTCTTCAGTTTGAATGCTTCCACAAAGAACTCCTCACCGATCTCAATGTCCTCCAGATCCTCGATAAGGTAATACAGATTGCCATCCTCGTTCTTAATCGGCATATTCCACTGCTTCTCAACGCCGTTATCGGTGATGACCATCTGGAGCTCCTCCTGCTCCGCGCCGTTGAAGCTCTTGCCCTTGCCGATCTTCTGTGAAACGATCTTCACCCGATGCTGGCCGTTCGGTACCTCCACATCGATCATCTGGCCGCCGCCGGCGTCAATCTTCTTCTTGTCCGTGACGCTGAAGAACTGATTCTTATCCGCAATCGCGCCTTTCTCGCGCGCCACCTCCGCCAACTGCTTCGCTAACGTACTCATGTTTTTGAATGAATGATTAGGTTTATTTACTACGCTACGCTGCCTGCAATTCGCTCACAATTTCGTCTATGAGCTTCCGCACCTTTGCGACCTTTGCCAATGCCTTCTTGCTTGTGACTTCCGGAAATGGAATTGCTCTAAAGGCGCCGGCGAACGAGTAAAGCTTCTCGGTGTCCGGACGTTCCGCGTCGATCCGCTCGGCTTCGGCCTTCGCAGCCGCTTCTGCGGCGATGCGCTCATCTTCCTTGCGCTTGGCATCGATCTCGGCCTGGATGCGGGCATCCTCGGCGGCCTTACGCGCGGCTTCCTCGACCTCAGCCTTATGCCGTGCATCGCGCTCGGCATCTAACTTCTGCTGTTCGATGGCCTTCTTCTCCGCGTCGATCCGCTCGGCTTCGGCACGCAATGCCCGTTCCTTCTCTTCCTGCTCGATACGCTGTTGCTCCAGCTTCTTCGCCATGAGCAAATTCAACACCTCGGCGAATGCGGCATCGTCTAACGTGAGCAACTCGGCTTCGCTGATCTCCGCGCTAACCTCGGCGAGCAGAGCGTTCCGGGCCGGAAGCTTCTCGCGCTGTTCCTTTTCGAACTTAATGTGCGCCTTCTCATCGTCAATCTTCTTCTGCTCCGCGATAAGATGGTTCTCGACTTCCAAGATCGCCTCAGTAATGCGCTTTGCTTCCGTGTCAACGGCTCGACCATATCTGAGGCTGTCCTCCTTGAGCTCGACACGCTTCTTCTCGACGTTGACGCGCTCTGCTTTGATAAACAACCGCGCCTCGCGTACCTGCTCGTAACCTTCCACATCATCCAAGCCCTTGATGGTGAGTGGAAGGAACTCCTTGCGGTACTGCGCAAGCGCCTCGTCCGTCACGCTATATTTGACCAATTCAGTAACACTGTCCATGAATGTAATTTGTTATTTATTTTGGGATGCTTCGACGTTTTCCCGTTCGATCTCCTGCAATGCTTCCGCTTTTCTATCAACCTCTCCAATGAACGTGTAAGGATGGGACGACCGTCTATTTAATTGGAACTCCGCTTTCATACACGCTTTGAGATTCTCGTTGCGCTCATCCTGCTCTTCCTGTTCGAGCGCAGACTTCCTATTCGCCATGCCGATTTCTTCCGGAGTCATTTAATGTGCTGTCTGATATTCCTCTGACGCGCTTCCGACCATAGCGTCGTACATGTCCTCGATCTCTGCTTCCGTGGGGACTTCGCCATATCTCATCTGATCATCGGCAAGCACCTCCATTATTTCTTCCTTGCTCATGATGTGTGATTGTTAGGTTTATAGTTCCGATATTTGAGGGGGAAGAAAAGGCTCTCGTCTTAATCTTCCGCCCCCTCAAATGAGAGTCTTTATCTATTCCAGGCAAACCATAGAACGGTCGCCACTACTACCGCGATTCCTGCGATCACCGACATCTCATAGAGATAGGTGCGAACCGGGTGTTTTGTGCGGGGCTTAAGATATGTCATCTCGGTCCCGGTAACTTCGTAATCGTTGTACATGAATTTGATTAGTTAGTTTATTCGACCTTTTAAGTACCCTCTTATAATACCTCCGCCCTGCGGTATTGCAAGGGCGAGTCAATAGCTCTAAAAAGCCCATAAAACCTATCTCGACACTGGCACTTATGCACACCCTTGCAATTACCCGTAGGTACTTCATGCTTAGGGAA